TTTGAGTATAGTTCTTTAGCCTGTTTGTTTGTCTCAAACTGACCTGTAGCAACACGAACTCTTTCATCGTTTGTCAACGCTACCATAACTGTCCTTATCTATTGTAGAGTTCTAAAAACTTCTTTTTAAATGCTTCTCTTCCCAATGTTTTCCAGCCAGCGTTTTCAGGCCTGTTAAACTCTGCATCAATAACGGAATCAGGAACTGCTTGTTTTTTCTCTGTGCCTGCGTCTGCTCCATCATAACTGGTAAAGAAACCCTTTGGAAGAGACACGCCATATGTGCTATAAAGTCCAGATAATCGAGACTCTTTAGACTTTTGCGCTGCTGTTAATTTCTGCTGTACTCTCTTTAACTGCTCTGTTGCTGTTTTGGTATCGTATTTATCAAAGTTTCCTAAGAATTCATTCATAGCACGAACAGCGTCACCCTCTGTCTGTACTCCGACATTAAGATTAAGTCGAGCATTTCTAAGTGTTTCTAGTGCCGTATTAAACTTACTGTAAGCCCTGGCACCTTCATCACTAGATCCAGAAAGAGTTTTTAACTGGTTTGCAAAGTTTTCTTTCAATCCAAGTTTTAACTTACCAGACTGTAAATCTGTAAGAACACTGTTAACTTCCTGCGCTCCAAAAGCAATGCTAGAAGCCGAGTCAGCTTCTTTTAATGCAATCGGAATCAGAGAAGCAGGCATTCCAGAACCTTCTGTTTGTTTCTTTAGCCAATTAACTCGGTAAGCCTGACGTTGTTCTACCGGCAATGTTTCTAAGATACGCTCAAACTGCGTGCCTTCTCCTTCTTTGGGACGTGGTACTAACACAGAATAATCTTTTCCACCAGTTCTTTGGAAGGCAGATATGGACTCTGTTGTATAGTCTGATGGGTTAACCTTACCAAAAGGACCAGCATCTTTTTCAGGCGCTAAGGCTTTTATAGTAGCAAGTGTTTTGATACCAGCATCAGGAGCACCGGCAGCAAACAAGTCAGAAGCAACCTTTTGCAGAACAGTCGTGTCTCCAAGATTCTGTCCTTGGTACTTTTGCAATACAGATTGTATTGTCTGTGCCTGTTGTAGTTGAGGGTTTTGAACTTCTGGAAAGAGACTTCTAGTAATCGCCCTAGAACCAAGATCACCAAACTTGAGGCCAGCCTGATACAACGGAGCAAACACACCAAACTGACCGCCTTGCTGTGCAATCTGCTGGTTGCGAAGCAAGTCCATCTGTTCCTGCTCTTTAACCTGAGCAGCAATCAGTTCTTGCGGAGTTGGTCCAAATAATGAAGTAATAGCCATGTTTATTCCTTTATTAAAGCGAAGGATTTCCGTAGTAACCGCCCGCAGTATCTATATCAGGATTGTAAGCAAAACCGCTTCCGCTAGTTCCTGTGTACGGAAGCCCGGTTCTGCCCCCGCCTGTTCCATATAATTGATTAAACATTTGCTGCTGTTGTTGATTGCGTAGATATTGCTGACCAAGGTTAGAAAGGTTCTGTCCCATCAACGACGGACCAACCAAGGAGCCTTGCAACTGAGTCTGTGCAGCATTTAAACCGCCAGTTAACAAAGTCTGACCAACATTAGCACCAGCAGTAGCACTACGACCACCCAACTGAGCACCGATGTCCAAAGGCTGCTGTGCAGATTGTTCAAGTAGCTGCTGAATACCAAACTGTGTCTGGAACGGAGACAATGCTTTAGTCTGTAATCCGTACTGAGTTCCTAGTATGTCAGCACCAGTGCCAAATAGACCAGCACCAAATCCAATACGTTGTTGAGCAGCCTGTTCTGCCTGTGCTGCTAATTGAAGGTCTTGTGTACGCCGTGCATTAGCCAACGCAGCCAACTCAGGCTGGCCTACATCGCCAACATTAAGGCCTGCACGACCACGCCCAAACACAGAAGCTCCTAAGCGTTGCTCTTCACGTTGACGGATAGGGTCAAGCATTGCATACTGCTCTTGTAGATACTGCCTACGGGCTTGGTCTGGAGACTGTGCTAGATACTGAGCACCTAATCCAAATAACCCCTGTCCTGCGGCTCCTAAAGGGGCACCTAAGGCTTGGGCCTCTTCAGCCTGTCCTAAACTTGTGCCGTATAAAGCAGATAGCCTGTCTTGCAGTGCCTGTATCTCTGGAGAAGCTGTGTATCCAGCGCCTTTTAAACGACCGTTTTTATCAAACTCAAATTTAGAAGTACCAAACCTAGTAGTTATTCCTATTGGTCTGAATCTTTGCTCTTCAGCAGATATTCTAGCTGCTTCTAATTGGGCATTAGCCCCTGTCTCGGCTGCTCTTTCAGCAGATCTTCCAGATATATAAGAACCAGCTAAACTTGCTCCTGCCGCAATTAGGAAAGGCATAATACTACTCCTTAATTAAAACTTCATCAATGTTGTTAATGTCTGTTTCGTTGGTAGCATGAATGCAGTACCAAACACAGTCCTCTAATGCTAAGATACCATGATGTTTATCGGCTTTGATATTAAAACAATGAGGCGCTTCAATATCAAAAACTTCATCATCTATTACAACTTTTACCTTACCTTTAGCAAGTATGGACAGATGATCATACTTATGCTTATGTTGAATAATCTGTGTTCCTTTTGGAAACTGTGTTTCCTTAGCATATAAGTTATCTGAAAAATGGTGTGTAATCATGTCTTCATAATGTAGCAAAGGGCATAGTATGGTGGTAGGTTAGCGTTAGTTCCTGACGTACCAGCAGACGCTACTGTTGTGGCAACGGTAATTCCTGTGGTGTTTGAAACCGTTGATTGATTGGTTGCGCCACCAAATTTCGTATTGGGGTTTCCACCACCGGCAGAGTAAAGCAATGTGTCACTAAATGCTATTCCATGCGTATGGCCCGAATCGGTAACGGTTGATGTTGCTGTGTGAGTGTGACTAACAACAATAGCGTTAGCAGAACCACCAGTATCGCCTACTGCATAGGTAGAGCCAGCGCCAACAACAAACTTATCTCTTAAGTCTGGTGTAGAGTTAGAACCATTACACAATACCCAGCCAGTAGGGATAGCCGCAGCAGAGCCAGACCAGATAATGATGCCACCACTAGGAATAGCTGCTGCTACCGCCGTAGCAACAAAGGCTGTAGTGGCAATCTGAGTAGTGCTAGTGCCTGATGAGGCTGTAGGCGCTAACGGCGTTCCTGTAAAGGTAGGACTATTGCTGTCTGCCTTGGATGATATAGCAGAGGCAATGGCGGTGTATTCTGCATCAATCTCGGTGCCTTTGATAACCTTTGCTGGGTTACCAGTGCTAAGACTATCTTTAGATGCAAAGTTAGTTGCTTTCGTGTAATTGCTCATACTGTTTTTCCTTGTGCGACATAAACATCGATTTTCTGAATAGAAAGAGGATCACCATTTAATTCTGCTTCTAAACCTAGTTGTAGGACAGCCCCGGTACCGCCTGCATTGATCTGGAATTGGTCTAGGACAACACCGTTAGCAAACTCAGCAATGTTGTATTCCCCTATATTATACTCGTAAACTACCGCCGTGTCAAGTAATTTCGTCTCACTATTGTAATTTTCTTTGTAATCAAAGCCCCATTTGATGGCTACAGCGTCACCAGAACCGCCAATAACCACAAATCCTATCTTTTTAAGGACTTTTAAGGCTGTGGGGCTACCAAAGTCAAAGTAGTTGGTGTAATACTGTAGACGGTAGGTAGAGGCATTATCTAGGTGTCCAAAGTATTTACCAATATACCCAGGCTTGCCTAACAGCAGTTCCTTAGACTGGTTGACAAACAAGGCCTTTGGATCAAGGCTATCCCATATAGTGACACGGGCAGAACCATCCTGAAGAGCACCCCGCATATCAAAGCAGTAAGTAACCTTAGTTGCTGGCAGGGTAAGCAGGTAAAAGGCATCCCGGTCATAGTAGACAGATTTGATAGTGCTAGCTGTCTCTGAAGCCACCGCAGCAATGAGATCATCACGGACGTTCTTGGACATATCCCGCATAGGCAGGGACTTCTCTTGAATGACCCGTTGGAGACTACGCACACCAGAATCAGACAGGAAGACGATGTCTGTGCCGGTATTCTGGACAGAGTCCCTAGCAATACAGCCAACATTAGGGATAAAGTCTGCTAAGGCCAAGGAAGTGACATCTATGGGGTTGCTGTAGATAGCAATGTTGTTCCTACCAAAGATGATAAGGAAGCCGTTATGGGCCGCTAGAGCAATAATCTGGTCATTATTAGGGAACACAGAATTGATCGACAAAGAGCCTGAGTCACCGCCTTGGAAGTCAGAGCCATCCAATAGCCTGCTAAAGTACACAGTCTGCCTGTCACCAACAAGGTCTGCCATCCAGATACGACCATAGGCAGCTAAGGCACAGTTGGGCTTAAAGTCTGCTATGGAGTATCCTGTTGGCAACGTACCAATGTCGCCTAACTGCTGAAAGCCAAAGGAGCCAGAATGTGAGTGTGGGTTAGTAATAGTGGTCACTGTGCTGGTCAAAGCATCAGCAACAGTGTAGCCTGTACCGGCAGTAGAGACTGTTACAGTGGCTACGCCAGTCCCGCTTAGGGTTGCTACAGTCAGTTTAGCATTAGATCCTGTGCCGCCTGCTAAGGTTAGAATATCGCCTACATTGTAGCCAGAGCCAGCAGCAGTGACCGTTACAGTCGCTATCGGTCCAGTACCGCCACCACCGCTGATCGTAGCCACAGAGAAGGTAGCGCCAGTGCCTGGAGTAGGTAGGTTGTGGAAGACCAGTACAGGGTGTCCTGTCTGTACCATATAGGCATGGGAAACAGCGTCAGCACCGTCACCATAGGGCAGAGCCGCAGCTTGCCAGTTATTGCCTGTTATCGTGTAAGACACATCAGCGGTATTGGCCTGTGTTCTGACAGTCTTGGTGGTCATGGTTGTGGTGCCAGTAAACAGGTTATTGTTACCGGCACTGATGGTCTGGTTTCCACCAACGTCAATCATTTCAAATATAAACTCTACAGGGTTAGCAGCACCTAAGTCTGTGTTGACTGCCGAGTTTACAGGAGTCCAGCCACGCCTTGCACCAATACGACCATACCTATCGATAACACAGTTCTGCGCCTTCAGAGCATACCCTGAAGACAGTTGAATACTGCTTTCTTGCGTGTTTAGGCCTAGAAAGCCTGGAGCAGCAATAGTAGCGGTCTGTATTCTTTTCATTAATATGAACCCCAGATGAGTTCTT